TTCGCCTAGCGACAGCGTGTAATTGCGGGTTTGGATTAAGGGTTTGCCTTCATCGGTCTTGAGGTCATCACCGTGCAATTCCCAAAAAAACTTGACCTTACGCAACATATTGACTTTGCCCATGTACTCGGACTTTTGCGTACCGAGGTCAATAATGCGGTACAAACGAGCCAAATGTGACCCAGTTGGTGCAATCTTAAATTCTTTCACGGGTGCGCTTCCTGTAACTATCATTGTTTTCCCCCAAAAATATTAGAAAAATCATCGGCAATAGCAGACAAAACGGGGTTAATCCTACCCTTTTTGGGTAGGCCGCAATGAAACCTGATTAGGTCAATTTCTTCCAATGTCAGCATATCGCCATCTTCTGCCTTATCCAAAGCTATACAAAGTTTCTCTTGTTCAGCCATCATATCGTTGTGTAATTCCTGTAAGTCATCCATAAGTTTCTCCATAAGTTAGCCTGAGTAGTCAGGTAACTTTACTATAAACCTTTTTTTACCCATGTGCAAGATTTGTTGTTAAAATATCTACTTAACCAATAAAATTACTTTTATGGACTTCAAACTTACACCCAAACAAATGATTCATTTATGCGGTGGCCCTGCCAAAATCGCCCGCAGATTCAAAGTAACCACCCAAGCTGTGCATCGTTGGCAACATGAAGGTTTGCCCCACAGTAAGCTATTGGAACTGGCAGCCCAAATCGAGCGTGAATCGCATGGGCTGGTAACCCGCAAGGATATGTTTCCCCAGTCTTGGCATCTGATTTGGCCTGAGTTGCAATGATTGATGTTGACAATTACAACAAGGTTTTTGGCAAATATTTACAAATTGACCAATCAAGCCTTGTAACTGGGGCTATTTATTTAGGTAATAATTACGCCAAATCTAACGATTATTATGGCGGGTATCAGGGTAATTACTTAAAACGCATAGCGGCACTTTTTCCAACCGCTAAAAGCGTTTTACACTTATACGCTGGTCAAATAAATGACGCAGATTTAAAAGGCGATAAGGTTGATATAAACCCACAAAACCCTGACACAATCTATGCAGATGCTAGGGAATTGTCTAAATATTTGACCAAAAAATACGATTTGATTGTGGCTGACCCGCCATATGGCGAAGAACGACTTAAAGAATATCAACAACGATATGGCTGTAAGGCTAAAAATCTTAATGTAAAACAAGTATTTAGAGAAATGTATCAAGTTACACAACCTAACGCTTATGTGGTTTGGCTTGACTGGCAAAGACCTTTTTACAGAAACATTGAATGGAAAGAAGTTGGAGCAATTTTGTATCGAGGTAGCACGGGCCACAAAGACCGAAGTATATCTATTTACAAAAGAGCAAATTAGGTTATACTAATTGGGCAGATTGATACCTGCTTAGTTAAATCGGTAAGACCCTATAGGGTTGCTTTGAGCGTTTAGGTAATGCTACCGATTCATTACTTAAGCGGTATCAACTTAGAGCAACCTTATGGGGTTTTTCTATTTCTGCGGTCTAAACTGGCGGCTCTAACGACATCGTAGCGGTTTAGATACAAGCGTTACTAGAAGGGTAAGTGGTTGAAATAGCGCAAAATAGGTGGCGAAGCTAGTGCCTATACCACGCAAGACTGGCGGGTTCTGTAACTCCGATGGAGCAGATGAAGGCGAATCTAGGTAGGCTAGGTTCGTTCACCGAAAGAGCAGTAACCTATAAGTTATATATAAATATAATAAATAAACCTAAAAGTAACATAAATAGGTCATTAACCCTTTTAATGCCACATTTATAAGCCATTAAATAAAATTGCCCCACATTAGGGTATATCCTAATAAACAAAAGTTGATAATGCCTTACGATTACATTACCAACTTAAAGGGGGAATTATGAAATACATCTTAATACTATTAACGCTTGGCATTAATACTGTTTTTGCCCAAACCTATGTGGTGACCGACCCACAAGGCAATGTTTCTTATTATGTACAAAAACAGGGTAATTCGGCTCAAATAGTAAACAATCAGGGCCAAGTCGTGCAAAACGCCACAATTTACCAAAATCAGGTCGTTACACCGCAAGGATGGGCGATTGGCACACCGTCTTATACCGTGCCTATGTCACCACCAAGCCCACCATCGCCACGAGTATTGCAATGACACCGTTAGAACTAGCCGACAAGTTAGAACAGTTGATGCTAACGACTAAAGTCGATTACACCGTGCAAGAAGCTGCAGATATGATTCGTGAATTGCACCTTAAAAACCGTGAACTGCAAATGCGTATAGATTCTATGGCAGTTAGAGTGGAGTATTTATGACCGCCTACGAATTAGCAGATGAATTAAAAGAATGTATTGATGATGGCTCTACAGACCTTGTTTGTGTTTGTGGCGCAGTCAATATGCTACGCCAACAAGCAGACCAAATATTGGAATTAGAAGCTGAACTGTTGGCGGTAAAAATGCAATTAAAAGAAATGGGGATACTTCCATGACTACATTTACTACCGATGACCGTATAAACGCTTATAGCCATTACAAAATCTATGATGAGCATGGTGAATTAATGCGTACCGTTAAGACTAAACACGAAGCTGAACATTTAATACATACCTATACCGACTGGTCGTATCAGTTTGTAAAAGCCGACAAATTTAAATTGGATTTGCCTGATGCGCCTTTTTAAATGGACTGGTACATTTCTGTGTTTGATTGGTATTGGTTTAACTAGCCTTAACGAATACCCCGCTAACATTATTTTTGGCTTTGTTGGTAGTGTTATGTGGGCCATAGCGGGCTGGAAGCAAGACGATTGGGCGTTGTTTTTAGTAGAATTTGCTGCGGTATTAATGTACTTTTTTGGTTTGTATTTGTATATTTTTAACAACTTAACTAAATGGGGGATTTAGTGTGGAATTTGAGAAATTTTGGGAAGTATGGCCTAAAAAAGTGGCTAAGAAAAAGGCTGAATCTGCTTGGGGGAAGTTATCCCAGCTTGAAAAGCGAGAAGCTTTGGAAGCCTTGCCAAACCACATCAAATACTGGGAACTTAAACGAACCCACATAGATTTCGTGCCATATCCAGCGTCTTGGATTAACGGTGAGCGTTGGACTGACACCCTTGATATGACACCCGCTAAAGAAAAGGTGGATAGGTCATGGATGTTTAGTCAGCAAGGCATTGAAAACAAGGCAAAAGAACTTGGCATTTTGGGTAATGGCTACGATACTTACGAAACTTTGAAACGCAAGTGTATGGTGAAGTTAGGAATGGAACTTGAATGAGCAGGAACATAAATATCGCTGCGGTGTTAGGCAGTTGTGTAAATGGCGGTCAGAATGGGGGTTAGCAAAGTTTAGGGAATATCTATCAAACTACAAACTTGATAGTCAATTACTAACAGATTTTGCTGACCAATGGAAAAAAGGTAACAAGGGTAATAAGGGGGAATGGTTATGAAAGAGTACGACCCACACGAAGCAATAGATTTTATATTTAAAACCGCACCGCAATACGCTAAAGCGTCAGGTGAATTAGCCCAGCTTGAAAACTTTCGGCATAGCCTAAAAGCTATCAAAATGTCACAAACTGAGGAACAATCGCTAGGCGCACAGGAACGAGAAGCCTACCGTAGCCAAGACTACCAAGACCTTTGCAAAGCCATAGGCGTAGCTGTAGAGCAAAAAGAAGCCCTACGGTGGCAACTCGAAGCCGCCAAAATGCGGTTTGAAGCATGGCGCACCCAACAAGCTAACGATAGACAAATAGAAAGACTAACCAAATGAGAGAATTTGCCGAAGTATTTTTAGACCTAAACCGTGCCATTAAAAAGCTACACAATGCCAAGCTAAAGCAAGACCACACACAGGCTTATTTGATTAGCTGTGATGTGACTGATTTGGCCCAAGAACTTGAGGATGTTTTGCAAAACGATGCAAACATTCAATAAAATCATGCGTAACGCCTATGCAACGCACATTGATTACGGTGCGTTTAAAGGCTTAATTCCTAGCAATCCCGCCTTTTGCCCTAGCAATATAGACGGTATAGCCGAGCGCAACGGCAAGTTTTTGGTGATGGAATGGAAACGCCCCAACGAAAAAGTTAGTGAAGGTCAGCGCAGATTATTGCAAGCTTTTGCCAAAACGCATAACTTTACGGTGGTTATTGTGCAAGGCAATACGGATGATGAACTGGTTATCCAAGACTTTTGGCAAGTGCAACCGTATGGCTCATGTGTAAAATTGGGCCAAGGAGTAGAGGAATTTAAAGCCTTTTATGTAATGTGGTATGAATACGCAAACCAAAAAACACTATGACAAAGTTGCCCAACTTGGCTGTATCTTATGCCGACAATTTGGATTCAAAGACACCCCCGCAGAAATCCACCACATTAGAAGATTTGGTGGGTTGCGAGAAAACGCAGAAATCATACCGCTATGCCCCGAACATCATCGAGGGAATACAGGTGTTCACGGACTTGGGGCTAAAGGATTTGAGCGTAGATACAATCTTACTCAAGAAGATTTGCTTACCTTCACGGAGAGGTTGCTCGCTATAAATGAATGACTTAGCACTTTATTTTGGAATAATTGTATTAAAGCTACCTTTAATAGCGTTGTTTATAGTTCTAAAGGGTCAAATCCCAACTCGTTAGCCACCGCTTTGGCACGGTTTCTAAAGGTTTTATCGTGTTTAGTCCACGCATGGGTTACGGTATTCCACCTAGACGCATGAATCATCTCATGGGCCATTGTCCTTATAACCGTATCTAAATGCCCACAACGAGCATCGGAAATAGTAATGGTATGGGCGTGTTTTTCGCCATCGTCATAAAGGTATGTACCCATTGCTTCAGGGTCGCTATCTACGACAAACTTAATTTCTTCAGGTAAGGGTAACTCCCAAGACGAAAACGGCTCTGTGCAATACAACATTGCATAAATGTTCTCAATAATCTTAGGCGTTAGTTTCATACTTGCAATATTTCCCCACGAAACTCGACCTCATCATCACCACAAGCCATAATCATTTCAGGCATCAATAACCTACCACGCTCCCACGAAGCCATTACAAAGCCTTGCCGCCAATCTTTAGCGTTATCCTCAGTATAGGAAAAGGATTCGTCATTAGGGTCAGCTAATGTGCCTGTTTGTACGCCCCAGTAAGTCTTTTGGTCAAAGGTAGATATTGGGCTACAAGTTAAAACATGGGTATGCCCAGTAAAGATATTACAAAAACTTGCCTGCACATTC